ACTCTACGCCGTGATGAATACCTATGCCGGGAGTGTCGGCGTTATGGGAAAAGCACACCAGCAACGACAATGCATCACATCTATCCGTTGGAGCAGTATCCAGAATGGCGGCTAGCGAGCTGGAACCTGATTAGTTTATGCGACGGCTGCCACAACAAAATGCATGATAGAGACAGCGGGGCATTAACAGCTCTTGGCCAGAGCTGGGCGGACAGGATATCCCCCCCTCCCTAGAGGATTAGGTTTTGCCCACCGGGGACCGGGGCGGGGGAACTTTTTCCAATAGAGCGACTTTCCAGAAAAATTTTTGGAGGTGGAGGAGGTGGCAAGACGACCAACAAAAGAAACCGTCAAACGTGCAACAATTGCGGACATGAAAAAACTTGGCACCTACAAGCCTGAATATAACCGGTTGATTAGCATTTATGCTGAGTTAGTTGAACAGTATGGCATTCTGACAGAAAATTTTGTGGCCGGTGACTATGAGGTTGAAGTTGTAACAATGCAAGGCGGCGCAAAGAAGGCACCGATAGTAGCAACCCTTGAAGCTCTTAGGAAAGATATATTGGCATACTCCGACCGGCTTTGCCTAAACCCAAAATCCTTAGAAACTGTAACGGCTGAAGTAAATCATAAGTCCAAATTAGCAGAGGCGCTGAGTAGTCTTGAAAAAGAAACCTAAGAACCTTGACCTTGCGATGGAGTATGCCCGATCAATAGTCGAAGGCAGGAAAATTGCCTGCAAGGAGCAGATCCAGTGCTGTCAAAGATTCCTGGATGATCTGAAAAACCCTGATTACGAATTCAACTCTAAAGACGCGGAATTTGTTATTGGCATTATTGAAAAAACGTTTGTTCACGACCAGGGGGAAAAATTAGACGGTTCACCATTGCGAGGTGAGCCGTTTTTATTGGAGCCCTGGCAAAAGTTTATTATATATAATCTGGTTGGTTTCAACTACAAGGGAACAAAGATCAGGCGCTTCAAAGAAGCGTTTATTTTTGTTCCCAGGAAAAACGGAAAGACCAGGTTTGCGGCCGCACTGGCCTGGGCCTTGGGGCTGCTGGAACGCCGGTCCGGTTCCAAGTGCTATATAGTGGGCGCAGCGCTAGAACAGTCGCTGCAGAGCTTTAACTTTATCCTGTTTAATTTGGACGAGCTGGGGGAACGTGACAACTTCCGAGTTCTGGATAACAACCAGGAACACAGCATCAGTGGCAATTTAGGGGACGGTTCAATATACATCAAGGCACTGGCCGCTAACCCGGACCGACAGGATTCTTTAAATTGCAATATAGCGATAGCGGATGAAATTCACGCGTACAAAGCACCCAAGCAGTACAACATCATCAAGGAGGCCATGAAAGCCTACACTAACAAACTGATGATAGGAATTACCACTGCTGGCGACGATATGACTTCATTCTGCTACCAGCGATTGCAGTATTGTCTCAAGATATTAAATGGCACGGTCAAGGATGAAGCCTATTTTATTTTTATTGCCAAGGCCGATCAGGATGAAAACGGTGATGTGGACTATACGAACCCGGTTGAGCATGAAAAGGCCAACCCGAACTACGGGGTGACAATTCGACCTGAAGATATTATGAATGATGCACTTCAGGCCCAAAACGATCCTCAGCAGAGGAAAGATTTTTTTAGTAAGAGCCTCAACGTTTATACCGCGGCAATGAAGGCTTATTTCAATATTGAGGAATTCCGGAAGTCAGACCGGCAGTACAACTGGACGATTGAAGAGTTGGCCCGGCTGCCGGTGGAATGGTTTGGCGGTGCCGACCTTTCCAAAATGCACGATTTAACGGCGGCTGCTTTGTACGGTAATTACAAAGGCGTGGACATAGCTATCACGCATGGATGGTTCCCGATAGTAATGGCGGCGCGAAAAGCCGAGGAAGATAACATCCCATTGTTTGGCTGGAAGGATGATGGCTGGTTGGATATGTGCAACAGCCCGACTGTCAACTACAGCGATATAGTCAACTGGTTTGAGAAAATGAAAAAGATGGGTTTCCGCATCAAGCAAGTTGGATACGATAGGAAATTCGGCCGGGAATTCTTCTTGGCGATGAAAAAGGCCGGGTTTGCCATCGTTGACCAGCCGCAATATTACTACAAAAAGAGCGAAGGATTCAGGCGAATTGAGAAATCGGCCAAGGACGGCAAACTCTATTATCTACACTCCCAGGCTTTTGAATATTGCGTCCAGAACGTCCGAGGAATAGAAAAGACCGACGACATGATCCAATATGAGAAAGTCATGCCGACAATGAGAATCGATTACTTTGAGGCTGCGGTATTTGGAGCAATCCGGATGCTGGAGAATCTTGAGAAATCCTCCAAGGCCGAAGAATGGCTTAAGGGATAGGTGGTGAGACAGTGGGATTATTAGATTTTTTTCGGCCCAAGAAACGGAAGACGAGAGAGGCCTGGCTTCTCACCAGCGATGCTTACGAAACGCTCTGCATTTCGGGATATACGCGACTAAGCGACAACCCCGAGGTCCGGACGGCGGTGCACAAGATAGCAGATCTCATCTCGTCGATGACCATCCACCTCATGGAGAACACAGATGATGGCGATGTAAGGCTAAAAAATGAGCTTTCACGCAAAGTGGATATTAACCCGTATAGCCTTATGACCCGCAAAGCCTGGGTATACTGGATTGTCTACACAATGCTACTGGATGGTAAGGGCAATGCAGTTATATACCCCAAATTAACATCGGATGGATTAATTGACGATTTAATACCGCTCAAACCATCCGGCGTTTCGTTCGTGGATACGCCAGATGGCTACAATGTGTTGTACCAGGGCAGGACCTATTCCTATGACGAAGTCCTGCATTTTATTATCAATCCGGACCCGGAAAAACCTTATCTTGGCCGGGGTTATCAGGTGGTCCTCAAGGATATAGTGGACAACCTGCGCCAGGCGACCAAGACCAAGAAAGGATTTATGTCGGATAAGTGGAAGCCGCCACTCATCGTGGCGGTTGATGCCATGACGGAGGAATTGTCTAGTGCCGAAGGCAGAGACAAGATTCTGCAAAAGTACATCAGTGAGACGGAGGGCGGCAAGCCCTGGGTTATCCCCGCGGAGTTGGTCAAGGTGGAGCAGGTAAAGCCGCTTTCGCTCCAGGACCTGGCGTTAAATGACGCGGTGAACATCGACAAGCGGACCGTGGCCGGCATATTCGGAGTGCCGGCATTTCTTCTGGGTGTGGGTGATTTCAAAAAGGATGAGTATAACACATTCATCCGGTCAACCCTCATGCCCATCGCCCAGAGCATTGAGCAGGAGCTCACGCGCAAATTACTCCTGAGTCCGGACTGGTATTTCCGGTTCAACCCTCGAAGCCTGTACGCATATGACCTCAAAGAACTCTCTGACGTAGGCAATAACAATTATGTCCGGGGCATCATGACCGGCAACGAGGTTCGGGACTGGTTAGGCATGTCGCCGAAAGAGGGCTTATCCGAGCTGGTCATCCTGGAGAACTATATACCGCTTAGTATGATCGGCGACCAAAAGAAACTTTTACAAGGTGGTGGTGCGGATGAATAGAGACATAAAACAGACCAGGAGCCTACAAACAGAACTAAAGACTCGGGCTGAACCGGACAGCCAGGACATGTATATCGAGGGATATTTTGCTGTGTTTAACAGGCAGACCGAGCTCTGGCCCGGAGCCTATGAGGAAGTTGCGCCAGGAGCATTTGATGAAACTTTAGGCAACGATATCCGGGCGCTCATCAACCATGATACAACCCTGGTCCTAGGCCGGAATAAAGCTGGGACTCTGGAGCTTAAAACAGATAGGTTCGGTCTTTGGGGCCGGGTGAAGATTAACCCGAATGACACTGATGCAGTAAACCTTTATGAGCGAGTGAAACGTGGAGATGTGGACCAGTGCAGCTTTGGCTTCAATATTATCGAGGAGGAAACAGAGTGGCGGGAAGATGGCACTGTTAAATGGCGATTGACA